GGCATTCGGTAGAGTTATTGTTACTGTACTTGTAGTTGCACCAGTAATACTAGTAGGAAGTAAAACAACACCACCAGCAGAAGTATCTGAATAAACAACAACATAATTTTCTGTAACAGCAGAAGAAGCAAAAGTGCCTGCAGCTGTTACTATAGTTAAAGTACAATATCCAGTACCGCCAGAATCTGGAACACCAGTAGTTCCATTAAATTTCTGGACTGCAGTATAAATGATATTTGATACTGCTCTAATAGCATAATTAGGGAATGAGAAAAATAAACCAGCATTTTGTGGTTCGATAATATCTGTAGAAAGTCTATCGATAGTTACACCAGTAACTGTTACCTGTGTATCAATTGTGATTGATTGTTGACTATTAATAGAAGCAATACGAACACGAGTAGATGAAGAACCAAGATAGAGATAATCACCAACTTTTAAATCTGTTTGGAATGAAGTACCAGAACCACTAATATTACTAGATTGTGTAGTATATGTTAATCCAATTAAAGTACCAGCTGTAGTAACAATAGCAGAACCACCAGTAGTCGTTAAAGTAAAACCAGTAACGCTTGGTGATGTGCCAGTAACAGCAGAAACTTTATATGTAGTACCAGTTGTGTAACCAGTTATAGTACCAGTACCAGCATTGGTACCAGTGATAGTAATTAAATCACCAACGGCTAGTGTAGACTGACCACATGTGAATTGTCCACCAGTTCCAGATGTAGCAACAGTAGGAATTAAAACTGGTACAGTTGCTGTACCAGCTAATCTAGTGGTAATTGGTTGTATATCAGCAGTGAAGTTAGTTTTAACATTAGAGCGATCATAAAATATACTTTTTAGGTCACGCTGTAAGCTAAAGCCAGGATTTAATTTAACATCAAATAATGATAGTTTATATTGAGCAGTTTGAGATCCAACAGTACCATTGTTCCACTCAAAACCTCTAACTCTTGCAGTTCCAATTAAACCATTGGTAGTAACTGTCAATCCTGTTGGAGTTCCTGTAGTTGTAACTAAAGCAGTTCCAGTAGTATCATTTTGAACTAAAGTAAAACCTGTTGCGGATAATCCACTAGTGCTAATTCTGTATGTAGTACCAGCTGGATTAATTGTCGCTATAACAGTAGCAGTTGCTGTAGTTGTAGAAGCGATTGATAGTACAGTACCACCTGGAGTTGCTGATATAGTTATTGAACCAGATGTTGGAATTGATAGTACATAATATGTTGTATTTGCTGCGACAGATCCAACAGCAGCATTAAACTGAAGTGGCATACCAACAGTAAGACTAGTTGTAGTTAAACCAGAAATAACATTGGTACCAGTAGTAGCAGTAACTGAAGCAGCATTAGCTAAAGTTAATGTATAACCAGTAATAGTTCCAACTGTAGCAACAGTACCAGCACCCCAAACACCAGAAATAGTAATAAGCTGTCCACCATAAAGACTTGAAGGGCTAACTGATGTAAAAGTAAACTGACCAGCAGTACCAGCTATCACAAGGTTACTAATTGATACAGGAGTAGGCACTGCTCCAACTGCAGCATTGGCAATATTGTATAAGTTTACAGTACTAAAGTTTTCAATCGGTGGAGCACCATTAATATTGGTAACTGTAATATAATTACCCATAGTTGCAGAAATAACAGAATTATCTACACTGGTATAGTCACGTGCTTTCTTTACTGGAACATATGTGGTTGAAACTTTTTCAATTTCATAACCCTCAACATATGCTTTTCCAGGTTCAAGTCCAATAGCAAGTTTAGTCTCATCTCCACCATTTTCTGGAGTATAAACTCCACGATTATAAAATACTTGATCTACGTTAACTTGATATTCCCAGTTAACACCTGATGTAGAACCACCATCATATGATGTTCCAGTTGTGTGTGTTGGACCAACACCAGATTGTCCAACAGATGTTGCATTATTTTTAGCAACATATACATACCCAGCATTAGTAACAACATCATTAATTAGGTAAGCCTTACCAACTACCCATGCTCCACGATTATTATTTCTGTGTTCACGAACATCGATATTAAATGGACGAACAGTATAGTTACCAGATTCGTCAAATGTTCTACGAGCTAATGTTTTTTCTACTTCATTGTAATCTGTTTTTTCTACAATAGAAACAGTTTTTCCAGAATTAACTCTAACCAACTCAACAAAATCTGTATCACTAGTAGAAGATGTACTTAATTTTGTTAATGTTAAATCTATAGTATAACGATGTGCTCCTGGAGCAGCATAGTTATATGAATTTTGTGCATTGTCCAGTAATGAATCATCATCTTCTGGAATAGTAACACTCTCTGTTGCAAGAACACCAATACGATAAGTTGGTGTTGAGCTGTACTTATCAAGGATGATAGTTTGTGGTGTTACAAGAACGAAATGATTTTTAATGTAGTAAACACCCTGTTCAATCTGTGAAATAGAACCTGTTCCAGTAGGACTTGTTGCATAAACTTGAACTGATGCTAAAGTAGTTCCTACTGCAGTATCAGTAAGAACGTCGCCTGCAGTGAATACTTTTGTAGTATTGTTATTTGTTTGAGAATTTGTATATTTTACAAATAGAGTTGGAGGGTCAGTTCCATCTGATCTTGCATAGTAAATAACCTGCGCACGTAAATGATTTGAATTTTCAATAGTTTTACCAACATATGTGACTAACAACTCATCAGTCAATACGTTATTATAAGTAGACTCTAATTTAATATATGATATACTGGTATCAACAGAAATTTGTCCTGGGATAACCATCGCACCATTTTTAAAGACATGCGAACCAAATTTACTAATTTGGTTTTGCAGAATACTCTGCATCTGAGTGAGTTCACGTGCCTGAACTGCGTAAGATGGACGATATAGAATTCGATAAAACTTTTTAGCTTCATCGAAATCGTCGTAATATGGCTCAGTATTAAAATTGATAGTCATTCTTAACTCTTTTTCCTAATGGATTCTTTGTTATTTATCTTAAAACTTAATGACTGTTCTAAAAGTAACAGTCTCATTGTCTGATGGGGTAAATCCTGCTTTGTTATCAATATACATTAACTGTCCAGAATATTTATCTACAGTTGGATACCCTACAGCGATTGGTTTGAATGAATTGCTATTACTATTTAGTAATGTATCAGACACAGTTGGAGTATCATTATCAAGAGATTGTAATAATACACTTGTTGAACTAACAACTACAATTCTATAATATCTTCTAGGTGTTCCTACATACAGTAGAACAGCTGTACCATTAGATACCGTTCCATATGTATGAGATGGACCAGTAGAGCTAGTCGTTCCACTTTGTGTAACTAGGTAAAGATTCTCACCATAGTATATTGAAGAACCAACTGTTATTGCAGTATTAGTAGTCCAACTAATACCTCTATTGATAAACACTAAAGAGTCTTTAGTGAATAAGGATGTATCAATATTAGATTGAATGACAAAACATCCAGAACCTAACAAAGAAGTAAATCTGTTAGTTGTTCCATAAGCATATGGATTCTTAACGATAGCTACTTGTCGGTAATCATTATTAACAGAAAGACCTTGATTCAAGTCAGAAGACATATTTGTATAGAACATTAGTGTTCTAGCAAATAATTCGTCTGGAGCATTTCTACCATGACCACCAAATGGACCCATGATTGCTCTAGCCTGTGCACCATTTCCATTACCATAGATAACAACATTTGCAAAAGTATATCCACTACCACGATTTGTAATAATTATTTTCTCAATAGAACCATCAATACCATTAATAACTGGAGTGGCAGCAGCGTCAGTGCCATCACCAATAATACTAACAGTTGCAGTTCCGTATCCATATCCACCACTAACGAGTTTGATGGCATCAATAGCACCTGCTATTGAAAGAATCTCATTGTTTGCTTGAAGAGACTGAATATTACCAACAGAAAGATTTGCAGAAAGAGTTGCACCAGCCCCACTAGTAGAATTAACTGTGATAACAGCATTACTATAACCAACACCAGCATCTACTACAGATACGCCAGATATTTGACCATTTTCAATAATAGGTATTAGCTTAGCATTAGATTTTGCTGTATAAAGAGAGTAAGTAAATCCAGCACCGATCGAAACAGATATTGTAGGTGCTTTTGTATAACCAGCACCATATTTTCTAATAGCAGTGGCAGTAGCAGGAGTTCCAGCATATGTCAATGTCAAGTCTCCACTTACTACGCTTCCAGTTGTATGAATTGGAGCAGAAGAACCAAGAACTGATCTAAGTGGAACAATATACTCATAAACTGTATCGTTTGTAGTACCAAGAACATACATTTTAGTATTATCTGCCTTTAACCATATAGCAGTTGATGTTCCTTCTTGTGTCCCGATGTATACTGATGTAGTATATACTGCTGTTGAAATAGTCCATGCAGTTCCCAAAGTATACTGATATACGTAATCTGAAGTATTATCTACAACAACAATATATTTACCATCACTACTAAAGTGAAAATCAGTTGCTGTTCCACTTTGTGATGATATAGAGAATGAAGAATTATATACTGCTGTTGATACATTCCATGCAGTACTTAAATTATATTGATAGATTGCATCTGTGGAAGATCCCACAACATACATTTTAGTACCATCTGCAGAAAATTCTAAACCACCAGATGTAGTATCTTGAGCTAAGATTGAAAAACTTGTTGATAAAGTTTTTGTTGTTATATCCCATGGTGTTGAAAGTGTATATTGATAAACTGTATCATTAGTTGTACCAACAATATACATTTTTGTACCATCAGATGAGAATGATAAACCTTGCGCATCCGTCTCTTGCGCTGAGATAGATGTAAATGTTACATATGTAGCACTTGATATATTCCATGCTGATGAAAGAGTATAGTAATTAACTCTATCATTTGTATTACCAATCATCCACATTTGTGTTCCATCTGAACTAAAATATAATCCAGCTGGAGTGCCATCTTGTGCAGTAACTGATTTTACGTTAGCCTGATAGTATGCCTGATCAATTCTTAATGGAGTTGATGCTGCAGATACTGTATACAAATTATTAGCATAATATAATTGATCATACAAACTCGCATATGCACCAGATGCCCATGAAGTTCCAAATGTGATAGTAGGATCTGATGTATATCCTCTACCCTGATCAATTATTTCTGCATATAAAACAGATGTTCCATTTAATTTACAATATGCACGAGCATTAGTACCACTACCACCTATGATATTAACTGATGGTGCAGATGTATAACCACTACCTGCATTAACGATTGTTATATCTCTCAACGAACCAATTAAATTTATTGAACTAATTGCACTACCAGAAAGAGTTGCTGTAGCCTTAGCTGTTGAACCAAGATATTTTAATACTGCAGTACCTTTTGGTGTTGGTTTAACATATATTAAAGATGCACTACCATCAGAAAATGCAGTACCACTTGTTGTTGTTGGTGGATTTCCACTTGTAGTACCAGATACTGTTACCTGATATAAATTGGCACCATAGTAATATTGTTCCCCAACTGTAACTGCGTAATTTGGTTTCCAAAGAGTTCCAATATATGCATCACTTCTAACGTAACCAATTGTATGAGATGCTTCTACTCCACCAAGTGTTCCAGGACTAGCAACTTCGTAAAAATCTTTAGTTGAGTTATAAATCTTTTGTCCAAGTGAAACAGATGAACCTGCAACGAATGCTGAAGCATCTGTAAATGGATCAGATATTGTAACTACAGATGAACCTGTATATCCAGTACCACCTGTATTTACTGCAATATTTTGAATATAAACAGGATCAATTTCTCTGTATCCATCACCATCAACAATAATATCTGCACTAACGTAGTTACTACCTCGTGTATTAATTGTGATTGCGTCTAACTGACCATTACTATAGAATTGATTAGTCAATGCCGAAATAACTGGCATGTATTCATTTGTTAGAAATTTATTTCGTAGACCAATTGGAATATTGTACATGTACTTCCAAATGTATCCATCAGAAGTTACAATAGGACTAGTCTGAGTACCAGATGGTTTAACAGTTGATATAGCATTGTTGTTATTATCAAGACACTTGTATACGTTATAATCATCTGTTAGAACATAAAATTTAGCATCTTCTAATATGTGTGCACCAGAATTGGGTCCAATTTCTACAACTGGACGCATAATTCCACCAGTACCTCCACCGCCAGTAATAGTAACTGTTGGAAGTGCAGTATATCCGCTACCTCTAGCAAATTGTTGAACACCAACAATTTTACCAGATCCAGTATCAACAATGGCACCATATGAAGCACCACTTCCATTACCGCCAGTAATAGTAACTGTAGGTAATGAAGTATAACCAGAACCCCCACTAATTAGATTTAATCCAATAACCTCACCACTATAGCTGTCATCATACATATCATAAACTGCATTCGCTTGCCAATTTATTCTAGACACAACAAATGATACATCAGATGCATTAATAGATTTATATGTTATTGCATCTGCACGTGTTGATCTATCATATTCATAACTATCAATTGGATATGGTGGTGCGTCATCCGTATTCCATGGAATCGTTTTACCGAGCATGTAATAGTAATTAGATTTTCTAGTTACAATATCTCGGTAAACACCTTCGGCAAGCGACTTGTGTAGAATTGATTTAATTAAGTATGACGTAGTAGCCATTAGATCAGCCTATGTTAAATTAGCTTACTGTGATAACCCAAGTAATAGTGATTTGGTCGCCTGAACCTTTATTAACTGTTGGGAACACAGTACGGCAAAGCATTGTACCTGAAGTTGAAGCATTGAAAATACCAGCTTCAGTAATAGCACCATCACCAGTACCTGCTGGGAAAGTAGCAGTATAAGTGATTGTATTGTTTAAAACTGATGAAGATGAAAGAGTAACACGACCAGTTTGAGTCAATGTTGTATCACCAACTGCAGCAGATGCAGTTCCAGTACCAATACCCATGTGAGTCATAGATGCTGGAGAGTTAGTTGTTGCAACGATTTTAGATGCAATATGGTATTTACCAGTGGTAACAACCAAGTTAGGAACATCACGTTCCTCAACAACTTGTCCAATTTCGTTAGTTTTAACTAGGTGTACACGACCAGTTATTTTCAAGCCTTCGGCAATAGAATTAATATCCATAAAGATCTCCTTTGTTTAATTAGCTACTGAATGTAGCATCTCTGTTATTCACATAATGATCAGAGAAATAACTACCATCAGTATAAGAATTTAGTACGACGTAACCACTTTCAGACTGAGTAGTGATTTGATTCGGTAACATAGTATATTTAGTATTCGTATTTAACTCAATTAATATTAATGTATCTTCTTGATCAGCAAGAGTATCACTTCTAAATTTCTCTTGGTCAATCAATAATGTTTCAAGTGTAGTGAAAGAATCGGCTTTGGATAATCCTGGAGCCAATGTAAAGTTGTTATCATCTATAATTTGAGTATCATTTATAGACCCCTGCACAAAATCTATAGTTAATAGATCAGGTGTAACAGTTAAAGTAAAGTCTTCAGAGACTCCTTTACCAAATATGTTTGTAACAACACTAGTCAATGGTGTTGTTCCAACTTGGAAAGTATTAACAGTTTGTTCGTTTAAGAAGAATTGGTCGCCATCTGCAGCTTTAGTGAACCCGATTCCATATGCATCTGCTATAACAACTCCAGGGCTATCTGTTAAACGAACAACCAGAGATTTAATCATAGACTCAACTTGTAGTCCTAGATCTACCATAGTAGTTACATCAAATTCACCAAATAATTCTACACCTGACGGATGCAACATAGTCTTTACAGCTGATTTATAATCAGCTAGACGTTCATCTAATCTAATGACATATGAAAATGCTTGGTAGTATTTACTGTCTTGAATAAAAATTGAATCCGATGGGAATCCATTATTAGTTGTAAAATAACCAGGATATCGAGCAACTGCATCTAATTGAATCTGTAGTACTGCTGGATCTTCAGTAGCAGTAGCTGCGTTCGTAGAAGTTGTCTGAAACTCAGAAATTAAAGTACCAGCCCATGATCCATCACACCAATCTGGAGATACGTATTCTGGATTAGAGATAAAACCCTTCTCATTAAATTTAATAGCTGGGTCTTCAATGTATGCATTAAAGGTATTTAATCTAACTTCAGCATCATATTGCGATGTTCCAATTGGATAATTTATAGGTGTGGGATTTACTCCATTGTCAATAGTAGAAAGGGTAAAGACAGATTCTGTACTGAATGGTCTATCTGAAGAGGCTAAAGCAGTATTCGGTAGTAAAGCTGACGTAAAATCTGTAAGATAGTTAACACCGAATTTAATAATTTCGGCATTCATAATTCCACCATTAGAATCAATTCTAGTTATCTTAACTAGAGTACTGGTTCCAGTACTACTTTGAATCTTAAATAACTGCCCTACTTTAAATCCAGAACCTTTGTGTAGAACATTTACATAAACTGGAACAGCTAGAATTTCTGCTTGAAACTCATCACTATACTTTATTCTATTTCCAGGAGAGATTTTACCGTAATATTTTCTATCAATAAAGAACTCAAATACGTTACCACCAAGAGCAACGATTCTATCAATCTCACCTTCAATATCTTGTCTTCTATCGATAGGAACTTTAATGATTGATGTTCCAGTTTCAATTTCAACAATTTTACCAACAACATTTTCTGCAGTACCAAAAATGACTCTGGCGAATAGCGACACGTCTTGATTCCAACGTCCATCTGAAGCACGAAGAAGTTGCTGCCCAGGATATGAAAGTTGGACTTCTTTATTGTAAAGAAGTTTGAATAGAAGTTTATATGATGCTTCACTACCTTTAGCTAGGTATAAGTCTTTGATACGTTCAATATAAAATCTATCATCTTGAATAATATTTGGTAGATTATACGCCAATTCTCTCTTAAAGTATTGGACAAAATCATCAAGAGTATTATCTAAATCTCTAGCAGCAGGATAATCAACAAGCTGAGTTTGCAACCACTCATAGTATGCTTCAACAAAGGCAACGAATGTTGGGTAATCTTCTCTGACAAATTCTGGAATCTGTCGAGATACTAATGTTGATAATTTATTTCTAGACATTATCTAATAGATGTAAAGACGTAATTTTGACCTGCTTCTAAGTTACCACTAGAAGACTTATCTGCAATAACAGTAATATTTAAATATGTTGGATCAATTTGAACGATCTGATTTAATGCAGAAACAACATCATAAGAAGCTGGCTTGACTGTAATCTCAAATGCGTCTTCTGCTATAGAAGCTATGTTTAGATTTTTTATATTAATCAATCCTGTTGCATACGATATCGTTCCAATAGTACCATTAACCACAATCTTAGTGTAGTTGGTATCATAGTAGAATAGACGAACATTTCCATTTTCATCATCATCAAGATAATGCACGTTTGTACTATTTGGAATAAGGAAACCTGTAGACTTAAATACATCACCCAATCTATTTCCTTCTTGACTAATAGGATTAATTAAATTAATAATATATTCTGAGTTTAGATTATATTTTGGAGTGACACGTCTAGTGATAGTTAACTTAGTTATGTTATTTGTAATAGAAGTATCTGATGAATCAATAAGACTACTTAACTTAGAGAAACGAAGTAAACCATCAAATCTCTGAAGGTATTCAGTATTGTAATTTGTTATAGCATTCTTAACGATAGTAGTTAATTGTGATGGTGTCTTTGTAGTATTTCTATCGTTATAGTATAATGTACAATCTATATTAATGTTTAGATATTCTGGATCAACAATCTCTGGAGTTATTGAAACTACATTTCTTTTCAATAGATTAGATACAAGATACTCTTTTTGCATCGTTGTTAATCTAGTACTTGTAGTAGGTTTAACACAAATAAATGTTTTACCATAAATCTTAGGGATGTTATTTTCTCCACCCCAAACCTGAACTGTTTGCGCTTCTGGTAGAATGCTATGGACAAGAACTCTATAATCTTCTGGAGTTACTGCTCTGTTTTGAGCAGCATATGTTCTTGGTGCATTAAATTTGATAGAAGAGATAGACTCAGAAGCTGCACCACCACTAGAACTAGAAATAGTGACAACAGACAAATTACTTCCAAGAAGAGTAACACCACCATATGTGAAGGTAGAAATTCCATTTGCAGCTTCTAAGCTAGAAACATAATAGTCTAAAGTGATAACATTACCTTCAGATAAAGCCATACCAACAATACCATTACCAAAATTTAATTCATAAAGACCATTATCGATTTCTTTAATGAAATAGACATTTGTGTTTTCATTCGCAACAACTAGATCTTCGACCTTACTGAATACGGCATATTCATCTGTAGAAGCAGTTTCTTGTATACGAACCGCAAGAGTTGATAGGTCTACATTAGCATTAGGTATTAATATTCTTTGACCATTAGTATAATTGTATTTGAATTTTAGTGGTATACCCTCTACTATCGTAACATCTGAGAATTGATATACTCCACTAGAATTTTTGGATACTGTTAGTGCTTCTCTATTATAAAATGTATAGGTTTTTCCATCTATAGAAGCAGTGAATGGCTGATATGCAGGAAGAGTAACAACGGCTGGATTAGAAGTTGGAGCAGAAATTGTAATGTTCACAACAGCAGTAGCAGACTTGGCAGAAACTGGCGTATAACCTAACATCTTAGCTAAAGATACTACTGAAGATCTCTTACTTGCTGAGTCCAAAAACATTTCATTAATAGCAAGGTTAGTATAGATACTATTGTAATGCGTATTATATGCTAGTAAGTCTATAAGGACTGACATAGCAGAACCTTCAAAGTCATAGTCTGTAAATTCAGATTGACCTTTTAGGTAATTTTTAATATTCGTTTTAATAGCGTCAAAGTCTAATTCAGCTACGCTAATTCTTTTATTGTTAATAGCCATTTATCGAGTTCTCTCTAATACTAATTCTACAGAAAGTGGTTTTTCTGTGTTTACTATTTTGAATTCTACTGTTACATTTACTGTATTATCATCTCGTAAGTCATAGACAAGTACATCTATAAGTTCAGCACGTGGTTCATAATTAGTGATAACATCTATAATTGCTCTTTTAAGTGAAAGAGCGAACATTGGAGTTGGCAATTCAAATAGAAGTTTTCTAATAGGAGACCCAATTTCACTATGGAATGGTCTCTCATAATTTGAGGTTAATACCAGATTCTTTATCGCAGATTTAACAGAGTTTTCATCAAAACGACGTGATATATCCTTAGTCACTGGGTGAGGAGTGAAGTTAAAGTCTAAATCCGAGAATGTTCTTGTAATTATTGCCATATTAGTTATTTAGGTTATTCTATAAACGAATTTGCAGATCCTTCAGCAATCGCATCTCCATCCCCAACATCATCACCGATTCTTGCAGCAGCTTTACCTTCCAGATAAGTCTTCCCTGCTCCAGAACTAACAAATCTTTCAGACTGAGTATGAGTAACTGTACCACAGCTATGAGTTGCAAATTGGCATCCTGAATTAACAACACCAGCTTTAATTCCATTAAAAAATGTTTTAGATATTGGACTCTGAACCATAGATGTTGGAGGAAAACATCCATGTCCAGTAGACATATCACCGACTCTACTAACGGCTGGCATGGGAGTACCTTACGTTAATTTTTAGAGTTATTAATGGAAGTATAAAATTCATTACTGAGATTTCTTAGCTGGAATTGTATCTAACAAATAGAATCCTACTGGGTTTCCTTTAGAGTCACGTTTATACGTTCTATCATTAACCATTGTGAATGCCATCTTTCTATTAGATCCATCTGGTTTATATCCAACGTGAATCCAGCAAGAATCTTGGAAACGATATTCTAAAATCAATTGATCGTAAGGAATAACCTTTTCTGCTTTCTGAATCGTCTCATAAGTTTTCTGATACTTGTTGGGTAATAGAAGACCGATGTCTGCACAATGCCCCTTACAGTGATCTGATGTAGGTGATTCATTTGGAACAACACCTCTTAATCTATATCCAGAATTTATTCTCCACTGTGTTCTATAACCACCAATACCACCTGGAAGTATAGTAAGCATTGGCTCCATTACATTTTGCGCAAGATTAGCTAAGTTACATACAATTTCTTGAACAGTATATAGATGCTCTTTACCAGTAGCGGAATTCATCAACATCTGATCAACTAATCTATGATTTCCATTAACGCCACCATCAGCGATTAACATACCTAAAGTAAAGTTACTTGATAATCTATAATCATTAGTAAAGTTTTTACTGCTATAGATTATTTTGCAGTCAACTGATGTAGTCGTTGAAGAACCACCAGACATAACTTCTGAAGATTCTGTGGCAGACGCATCTGCTGCATTTGGATCACCTTGTTCTTTAGATTGTTTCGCAGCAGCTGCTCTTCCTTCTGGTGTATTATAGTCATCAGGTGTTTCTGCAGCAGCATTCTCTTCGAATTGTCTTTCAGGTGGAATCAAGAATGGAACAACTGGATCTAATGGCACACCTTCATCTGGTGGTGTTAGATCGATCGTATCAACACTTGCAGAAGATGCTCCATTACCAAAATCACCACGAGCATAATCTGCTTTGAAGTTTCCACTAGTCAATAAATCCATAGAACCAGAAGATGTTAGTTTAGTCGCTCCAGCAACTAAAACATTCATATCTGCCAAAGAGTGCATATTGATATTCTGTGCTTGAACATTAAAGTTACCAACAGCTTTAAGATTGATATCTTTACCAACAACAGCATCTAAAGTCTTAGCAATTCTAACTGTTCCATTACCACCAACATCTACATTAGCGTTACCAGTAACCTCAACATTGGCTGTACTCTTAGCAAGTATATTGGCATTACCTTCAATTGTAATATTACACTCACCAGCTATACTGATACAACCATTACGTTCCATAATTAGGAAATTATCACCAGCAATGTAGTTAATCTGAGTACCGTTTGGATCTATCTCAGAGAATGTACCTGCACGATGGTATGTATGAATTCTTTCGTATCCTGGAGTATCATCAAATTCTTGGATGTGTCCAGCTTCAGTTTCAAGCACCTTGTTAAATGGATACTTTGCTCCATATGTTGACAGTGGTTGATCCCAGCTTCCTTCTCCAAGTGCTTTAGCTACAGTAAGTCTTCTGTTCTTATCTTTGTTTGATACAATAGTACCATCAATAATACCACGTGCTAAACGATTGGTATCTGGCTCTCCGATATATCCTGGTAGTGGATACTTATTATTTGGATCTCTAAATCCTGTATCAACAGATCCAGTCTTAATACTATTTGCAGATGGTTGTGGTGTAACAACTCCATCTGCAGGTGCTTCTGGTATAGGTGATCCAGCATCTTTTTGTGCTGATGCACCAACTGATTTACCGTAAAAATATTCGTAATAGTTTAATTTTGCAGCAGAGATGTCTGGTGAATTAACACCAACACCTTTCTTAGCAGCATAAAAATATCCAGGATTATCAGTAGAAGAAACACCCTTTGATGTTCTGTCTTTAATATACAATGCAGCTATTAGTGCACTAGCATCTAAATCAGAATCTAATGAATCTGGATTATTGACAATATCGATAGTTAGTCCTAATTCACTAGCAAGTTTCTGATATCTTGTATAGTTTCCTCTACCAGTTAACTGAATGAAACCACGTCCATAGTATTTTCCACCATCAGCATCAGTAAGATTACCTAAGAATCCTTTACCACGCTGAGTTGGACCATATGCCCATGAGAAAAACTGCTCACGTGTTATACCTTTTTTAGACGCTTCTGAATATTTTGATATATCTGCATCAGTTGCGAATGAATAGATCTGTTTTAATCTAGATGGCGAGTAATCAAATCCTTCTTTTTGCGGTATCCATTTTGATTCACCACCTGCAATACCAAGTAACGCACACTTCTGTTCTTTAGTTGTTAGACCAACTTTATCGCATGCAGCAATAAGTGCTTTAATACCAGCAGTAGATTTACTTACGTTACTAGTAGATTTTGGTGGTGGTATTGTTGGTATTGATACATTGATTGGTGTAGATTTAATAGGTGTTGCAGTCTCTGCACCACCAGCAATCTCACTAGAAGATAAAGTATTTCCAGCTTTATCTGTAGAAATGTTTCTTAACTTATCTACATTACTTTGAATAACCGCATCTATATTGGTAGGTGGATCTTCAAACGTGATAATGTTTTCTTCATAATTAGTAACTTGATTACTAATGGTAATCTTCGTTGAGCTATCAATACTAACAATGTATGTCTCTGATGGAATATTGAAACCAAATACTCTCATATTTGGTTTCAGATTACTTGTTATATTGGTATTATTTGTATTGTCTTTATCGTATAAAGTTAACTGTGCACCAGTGTATGGACCAGGGATTGTTCTATATTCTTTAGTGGTAGATACTGCACCTATAATTGGACCAGTATCGTCAGCTTCTGGTGTCTTCGGTGTACTTGGAATTCCTCCAAGAGTACCAATCATAATTGGTTGTTGTTGGTCTGGATCTGCAAAAATAATGATAACAGCTGTACCTTCAACTGGACCAATAGGCGCAGTTCCAATACCATTCATTGCTGCAGAAGTTACAGGCTGAAGTGGAGTAGACCATGGCAACTCAGAAGTTGGTAATGTATTTTTATCATGAGTGTGCAATCCAACAACTCGAACCTGACAACGTCCTAGTCTTAGTGGATCATTTCTATTCTCTACTATACCATAGTAAAAGTTCATCTTATTTCCTATTCAAATCCATCTGTAATGATTCTTTAATCAACTCTATGTTACACTCATGTTTATCTCTATCAATGTAGTGATTGATAGCAGATATCAAATAATATCCCGAGAACATTTTGTCTGTAATATCAGTATCTTCTTTAGTTATGGGTTCAATTTTATTAAGTGTGACTGATACTTTTTGTCCAACTGTATAATCCATTCTTCCCATAACAGTAATGTTTAAACGATTGGCTTGAGCCATTTTTATTAATGATAGACGTTCCTGAACAGTGCTATAGTTAGAAGTATCTCCGAAACCATTAAATTGACCATATACTCTTGGATAGTTAATTATCATAGAGTTATTTCTAAAGATAGAACTGTTAGAATTAATAGGATACTGGTTCAAGTGTTTCTGTTGATCGAAACGCTGAAACATATTATAGTTCTTAACAGTGTAACTTTTCTTAGTGATGTCATAAGAAATAGCTTTAGAAGATAGCATACCAGAACGAATACGATCCATATAATCATATCCAACTGGGATACTTATTTCCATAATACGTTTAAAATCTTCTGGGATATTTCTAGCATCTGTGCCATTCGATCCACTATCACGAGTGTACTTATCATATACAAATTCTTGAAACACTGCTGCATTGTATAAACTATCTAAGCTAACGAAATAGAAACCATCTCTATTCTCAAAAAAGATATAACTCGGAGAATTATTTGCAGCATTAGTTGTAAGATATATTAGATTTTCTATGGGAGACCAATAGTTAGAAATATACTTTAAATTATTTCCAGTTGGTTCAACATATAATTGTTTTTTAGATTCAAGACCATCAGAGTCTCCAGTGACAAACTGTGGAACCATGTCTGAAATTTTACCAGTGAATACTTTACTAATCTTCTTATTCAGATCAACGATAGCTTCCTGAGATATAAAATGTAACTGATAGACAACAGAACGATCTCCAAGCAGTTCTCTATTAGTTAACTTGTAGATATAAAATCTAGACTTTACATTACCACGTTCTAATGATGGTGTTGTTAGCTCTAACTCAATAAACTCTTCACCAATAAAGGGAAATAAGTTGATCAAGTCCAATGATTCTTTGATGATTAAACTTCCAGTTAAAAAAGGAGCAAACAAATCCTCATATAACTGTAGAGTGATGATCTGCGCTGAGATATCCTGATAGAATCCCTTTGATGTGATAATCTGCGCTTTGTCAATGCTGACATCACCAGCAAACCTAATTGACGTACTGGGTTTCATTATAATAGATCTTTAAAGTTTTTCAATACAGTGTTTAACAATCGTGGTGAAACTATTTTTATTCTTCGTTTAGATTCATTTATTTTACGTTCATATTCATCATTTGAAACTGGATATGCATTAACTTCATCTGAATTAACAACATAACCATCTGAATTTTCATAGTGATGAATACCGTATATGTTATCATATTTTTCTTGTATGACTTTAAGAAGACGACTTTCTTCTAAAGGAAAATCTGTAAGGTAATCAATGCTATCATTACATAACATAACAACCCAGTGATACTTAGCATCACCATAAATCTTCTCGGCAATTAGTTCTGGAGTCTCTCCATCTTCAATGTCATACTCTTCATATAGAGTTATGTTGGCTAGAATCTCTTTACGTACTCTAATATTTCTAGTGATATCTGTAACGATAGCTGTCTTTAGTGTATCACCATATTTAAAATCATATAAAAAATTTGGAAAATCTTTGAAATACATTATAGACCATCCTTAACTTTATCTTTGGTAAGCAGAGCAAGTTCACGGAATGAAAGTGTTATGTTAATTTGTGTCGGCATGCCATTCTCAAATGTACTAAAATTACCGTTTGGAGTATAGTTGACATTCATCTCTGTAAGTACGCAAGATGTATGACGATGAAGATTCATATTTTCTTGAGTACCTTGATAGTAGTAAATATCAAACTCAGAAGGATAGATGTAAACGAAATTGTGAGTATCTTTAAACTCTGGGTGCATGTGATACTTAAATTCTTGAATAATCTGTAATATGTTACTAGCTTCAGAAGCATTTCTTGGAAAGAATTGATAGTCAAAAGAGAATGTTCTAAAATCAACACCTTTAAATACTTGTTCTTTCTTTGGATTCGCAGCAAGTCCAAGAGCAGCAGAATTAGCTCCAGCATTTGGTCCTTTTGATAAAGCGATGTTAGCAATAATAGCAGAGCCAACATCCTTCACATTGCTGTTCTTAGCTTTAGAATCGACAGCTTTCATAATTTCATCAATACCAACAGAAGCAGCCTGTAGCATCGCAGTATCATCATCAGACCATTGCATGCCGTAGCGAATACTTAATTGATTTGGTATATGTAAAGCAATAGCTGTTTTTAATCTCTTCTGAGAACGACTAGCATCTGGAGCTAATTGTGCAGCAATACCAAGACCAACTGTAGGAATATTAGCTCCAGCAGCTGCAGCAAGAGTGCCTTTAACATCACCTTTAATGATAGCACCACCAACAAGACCAGCAACAGTATTAACAGCAGCGTTAGCACCGATTAATTGATTTGTTGATAGTCCAGAAGCGATTAAATCACCACGATCTCTTCCTTCAGTCTGATCTAACTCAACTGTAGCTGCAGCATTATCACCCTTAAGAAGTTTAGAATCACTGGCAACATTAATATAGAATACAACATAGTTTGCACCATATTTCGAAGACATTAAATCAATAGGATATGTATAATTTTTTATATCATATTTGCCGTCGGCGAATCGTGTTGCTGCACCACGTGGTGTATATATTGGTGGCTTTGGAGCAGGTGCTGGTTGTTCTTTTTCTGTTGCCATTTTTACCTTTAACCTAAATAATTGATGGTTATTCTATCACATATTTATGTTCCATAAAAGACGATACATCCCAGTATTTCCAGAAAAATACACTGGAGACCCAACTAATATCATAATGAGATCTAGTTGGGAGACTAAATTCGCTTCTTGGTGTGATAAAAACCCAAGTATCGTTAAATGGAGTTCAGAAGAAACTGTAATTCCATATCGTTGTCCAACAGATCAAAAGATCCATCGTTACTTTGTAGATTTTAAGATCACTACAACGAATGGTAAAACGTATCTGGTTGAAGTAAAGCCATCTAAACAGACTCAACCACCAGAGTATCCTGGTCGTAGGACACAGAGATATTTAGTTGAGTCTCTTACATTTATGAAAAACCAAGCAAAATGGCAAGCTGCAGATTCCTATGCAAAGGATCGTGGATGGGAATTTAAAATAATAACTGAATACGAGTTAGGATTGGCAACTAAATAACTAATATGGCCACTTCAACTATCAAAGACGTTTTCGAAAAGAATCAATATGACTTAAAAGCTGCTGCTGTAAAGTCTAAGTCTTGGTTCGATCAACAAGTTTACCAATTGGGTAGACAGAACATCACACCACCTAAGGTATTGAATGGTAATCCAGATCAGACAGTTAGTACAATACTTCCTGGGCATCTGTATATGTACATGTATGACCCAAAGCTAAAGGCTGAATTACCATATTACGATAGATTCCCTCTAGTCTTCCCTTTCAGTAAAACTGAAGATGGATTCATTGGATTGAATATGCACTATCTACCATATCAACTTAGAATGGTACTATTAGATCGTCTAATGATATTTGCATCAAACAAACGAATGGATGAGACTACTAGACTAAGATATTCTTGGGCGACTATTGATGGGATGTCTAAATTTGCAGCAGTGCAACCATGCGTTAAACGATATTTAAATTCTCATATTAGAAGTAAATTTAGAAAGATTAACGCAGACGATTGGGCTACAGCTATGCTACTCCCTGTCGAAAGATTCGTTGGTGCTAGTAAAGAAGCTGTCTGGCAAGACTCAAAAAGAATAATTAGAAAGTCATAAAATGATAGAAAAATTTATAGCTAATATTAAAAGTAAAGGTCTATCCAGATCTAATCGTTATGCTGTATTATTCTCTCCACCAGTAACACTTAAAAATACTAGTCTGTTTGACATTATGTTACTGTGTGATCAAGCCACACTCCCAGGAGTTTCATTCTCAACTACACAGAATAGATCGTTCGGTGAATTTAGAGAAGTTCCATATGAAAAATTATATGACACTGCTACATTTTCATTCTATGTCGATAAAGATCTACAAGTAAAGTACATGTTTGATCAATGGATAAATTCCATCCAAGATCCAGAAACAAGAAAGTTTAACTATTACGATTCATACGTAACAGATTTAGCTATTGATGTGCAAGATTTAAATGATCAAACACGTTATACATTAAATATGTATGAGTGCTATCCTAAATCTATAAACTCTACACAATTAGATTACTCTGCAAAAGACATTATGAAACTAAGTGTTACAATGCAATATAAGTATTGGACTTCTACTGCTAAAACTGTTCTAGAAACTGATAAGGTAGTAGACGCTCAAATGCTTAACAGATATTATGATGACTTCTACAAATTCCAGAGTAAAGATAATGTAACAAGTGGACTTCAATTTGATGGGTCATCATTTGGTCCACAATTTAATAAATTTGCAACTGAATTCCCAACATAATGAAGGTTTGATATGAAGATTGATGATAGTTTGTCAGAGGTGTTCGATATAACACCTGTACAAAAAAATGAAGTAGTTATTGCTGAACCTGAAGTTATCACTGTTAATGATAACAAGATCGAAGATGATTATGATGTAACGAGAGCGAATCTTCGTTCTCTTCTGACTACAGGACAAGATGCGTTAGTACAGGCTTTAGAAGTAGCCAAACAATCTGAACATCCACGTGCTTTTGAAGTTGTGGGTAATTTAATGAAACAACTTGCTGATGTGAACCAACAACTTATGGATCTACATCAGCAAAAACAGAAATTGGACGCACCAAAAGAAGGTGGATCTAAGAAAGAAGTGACAAACAATAATGTTATCTTTACAGGTAGCACTGCTGAGTTGAATAAGTTAATTAAGAATATGTCTAAAGGAGAATAATAATGGCTTTACCATTAAATAATGCGCCAGTTTATAGTCTGGTTGTTCCATCGCTAAAGAAAACTGTTAAGTACCGACCATTTTTGGTTAAAGACCAAAAAGCACTAATGATCGCACAACAAAGTGAAGATCAAAGAGTAATGGTTGATACACTGAAAACTGTTATCGCTTCTTGCGTAACAGATCCACTTGATATTGATAGTCTTGCAATGTTTGATCTAGAATACATTTTTACCCAGCTAAGAGCAAAATCAGTTGGTGAAACTGTAGAACTAATTATGTCCTGTGATGAAGATCATGGTGACCAGAACAAACTAGCCAAAGTAAAAGTTTCAGTTGACTTGAGTCAGATTCAAGTTGACACTAAAGATGATCATAGTAAAAAACTTAACCTATGGGGTGATGTTGGGGTTGTAATGAAATATCCTTCTGTAGATATCATTAAGAAATTCCAAACTGTAAGTGAGTCTGATACAGACTCAGTGTTTAGTATCATATCTCAATCTATAGATTACATCTATGATAGCAATGAAGTTTATTATGCTAAGGATCAAACTAAAGATGAGCTAATGGAGTTTCTAAACAATCTAACTACTGACCAGTTCTCAAAGATTCAACAGTTCTTCGAGACTATGCCAAAGCTAACATACGATATCGACTACAGTTGTCCAGTATGCAGTAAGGCACACAAAGTTAGGTTGGAGGGCATGGACAGTTTTTTTTAATAAACCTTTGCCATGATAGTCTAACTAACTACTACAAAATGAATTTTGCTTTACTACAATATCATAAGTACTCGCTAGTTGACATTGAAGATATGATTCCTTTTGAACGAGAAATTTATGTCCATTTGTTAATCGAGCATTTAGAAGAAGAAAAACGAAGAATAGAGAGTAAACAATAATGCAAGCAATACTAGAACAACAAAGATCGAATGTTATTCAATTCCCCAGAACAGCTGCAGGTGGAGGAGATAACACAGGTGGATTAATACCTGTTATAAAAGACTTAATTGCTAGTATTGATAAGTTGACAGGTGTGATGGTCGGACAGGCAAAGGGTAAAATTAGTTCAGCATCAACTAATGGATCTTTAAATTCTAGTTTAGAATCTGAAGTTGAGACTGGTAGATATCAAGAGACTCAGTTAGATCTATTGAAGAAAATTGAAGCAAATACCAGAGGTGGTCAAGTTCACGCTGATGGAAAACCAAAAACCAATGAAGATGATAGTGGTGGAGGGTTAGGTCTTGGATTAAGTATTATTGCAGTTGCAGCTGGTACAATAGCAGGATTAGTAAGTGCATGGCTTAAAACTGTTAAATTTTTCGTTACTGGTATTGGTGTTGGTATCGAGAAGACAGTTGTCTTTCTATCTAAATGGTTTCCTTCTTTAAGAGAAGCACTATTCAATATTGAAACTACATTTGTTTTATTGGTTGAGTCAATCAAAGGTATTTTTAATAGTGCAACTGCAAAAATAGCTGAAGTTTTTACTAATCTAGTTGGTAAAATGGTAAAGGTATTTGATAGTGCTGTTGAATTCTTTAGAGGTATATTTGGTGAAGGTACTGGGATTGGTAAAGTTATTGCAGCAATTAAAACTTCTGTGACAAATTTCTTAGCACCAATAGCAGAGTCATTTACTTCAATGATTGAATATAGTGGAAAAGTTATAACAGCAATTAGAACATCAGTAGGTGCTTTTATGTCCTCGATATCAGAGGGATTTGCTGTGATGGGTGAAGCTAGTGGTCCAATATCTAAAGCTATCTCATTCGTTAAAAGTAGCATAGCTGGAGTAATGGAATTCTTCGGAGGGTTTGGTACATTCTTCGCAGAAATTGGTGGCAAGATGGAACTATTCAGTAAATTATTTGGTGCTGTATCTAAAGTAGTATCAAAGATCGCATATCCACTAATGGTAGTAATGGCTGTATGGGATACAATCAAAGGTGCAATGGCTGGATGGGAAGAAGGTGGTCTAGTCGGTGCAATTGGTGGAGCAATCAAAGGATTGTTTAACTCTCTAATTGGTGGTGTCCTTGATATGATTAAAGGTGCTATCTCTTGGATTGCTGGTGCGTTAGGATTCACCGCAGTAGAAGAATTCTTAGATTCATTCTCGTTCGAAGATCTATTCAGCGACTTCGTTGATGCTGTATTGTTTATCCCACAAACAATTCAGAATTTAATTATGAGTCCAATCGAGACGCTTAAAAAATTAGGCAGTTCTCTCGCAGATATGTTTGATCCAATTAAAAATATAATGAGTGCTCTCGTTGATGTATATTTGTTTATCCCTAAACAGTTGTTTGGATTAATCAATGACTATATTATCACTCCATTAACAGACGTGTTTAAGCCAGTAATAAATTTCTTTAAAAATATAGCTGAACAAATTATGAGTGTTTTTGAAGACTTTGGTATACCAGAAATGGGATTTTCTATTCTCGGTAAAAAGTTTTCTGTTGGTCCATGGTATCCATTTAGACCAGATGAAGGAACTACTCGTGTTGCTAGTGATACGAAATTAGATGAAACATCTGGTGGTGATGCAGGCGATTCTACTACATTTAAAAAGAATATCGTAGCAAGTGGTAGTGGAGGAGTCGATGAAGATGCGATGAGAGCCAATGGCATGAGTGAAGAAGACATTGCAAAAGCAAAGGAAAGAAATGTAGATAAAACTAGAGTATTGACTACATCTGAAAAAGTTGTTAATGGCCAAGCAGCATTTAAAGAAGACTTCGCTACATTTGATCCAAAAACTGGTAAGGCAATGTTGTCTGGAGACGCAGCTGCTACTGGAGTAACTACTGACGCAGAGGGTAATAAGTCTACTAATGGCACACGTGAAATTAGTACACGTGCCTTTAGTCAAATTAAAGCTAATGCAAAAGCTGGTGGTGATAATGAAAAGGTTGCAGAGATTGTAAAAGAAGATGATGCTTATCAGAAACTAAGTTGGTTCGATAAGCGCAAAGTTGATGTAGGATATGCTAAGGCATCTGAACTTTTAGCAGTAAGCCAACCTGAAACTGCTAATGCAGTCACTAAGAAATCAAGTGACTCTGCTTCTCTCAAAGAAAACCTTAGTAAAGCAAGTGGTGGTGATACTAGTGTGGTTAACTCTCCAATGACTACATACAATAATCAGAAAGTCACTAATGTTAAAGCACCAATTAGAAACCAAGAGTCTTCTGTCGGTGAGTGGTTAAAGAGTAAGTACATATAATGAAAAAGGGCTACTCCGTAGAGTAGCCCTAGTAAATACCTTAGTATTTGATTAGTCTTCTTTGGCGATCTTCTCAAAGTAAGACATAACATCGTCTTCATCATCGTTCATCTGTGCAATCTTTGGAGCAGGTTTACTTGCTACCGTAGGTGCAGCAGCAACAGGACGATCTTCCTGTTCAGCCATTTGTGCAGCAGACTTGCTAGCAAATGCGTCACCAGATAAAACCTCATTTAGTTTCTTCTTCAACTCATCATAAGACTTGAAGTTCTTACGATCAGTAAACTCAGACAACTTGTGTTGAGCATTAACGATTGCCAATAGCTTGTCTTCATCATCAGAGATTGCTGATGGTTCCATAAAGGCTGACTCATCATAGTTTGCGTAACCATCTTTCTTACGCATACGCATCTTGAAGTTAGCACCTTCCCACAAATCAAATACATTGACTGGCTTTTCATCTTCGAAAGTAGGACGTGCTTTGTCCATGATCTTATCAAAGATCTTCTTACCGAATTTGAAGAGGAATACTTTACCTTCATTCTCTGGATGCTTTGGATCAGAAACAATCAAGACATTGGCAGTGAAACTTAGCTTACGCTTTTGTTTACGTGCAATCTCTTTGTTAGCTTCAGAGCCAGAGTTCCACAGAGTGGTGTTCAACTCACCAACAGGATCGTTTTCACCAAGAGTTGTTAGAGAGTTTTCGATGTACCACTTACCAGTTGGTCCTTGGAAGCCATGAGAAAAGATACGAACCCATGGGAGTTCATCACCTTCTACACGTGGTAAGAATCGAAGTGTTGCTGTGCCGTTACCTGCTTTGTCTCCCTCAAGACGCCAGAATCGGTCATCATTGTAGGACTTGGTTTCGGTTTGGGGATTTGCGATCTTCTCGAATTCTCCAGCGATTTTGCCGAAGTCTGAGTTGCGCATTTTGCGAAGTGCTTGAATATCCATATCGTATTTCCTTTGTATAAAAGTATGTTAAGTATTTTTAGTATGTTTAATTGTAATCTCATCATTTATTTCAACATCATCATCAAATGGTGTGTCGTCAAAATCATAATCTTCTTCAACATAACTATTTAGCGTTTTCATACCGCCAGTCTTTCGACCATTGGCATGTTTACTACCTTTTCCAGAACGCTCGCTAGAAAATTCTTCGTTGTATCTTTTGTATGTCTTGCCCATAATATCACTATGCAATTTCTTCTTTGAAGTGATTAAAAATCTTTTCGATCTTAATCTTATCGTATTTAACGAACCCAGTCAACTTTTTTATTCGTCTAAGTTCATTATCCCATATGTATTTTACTGATACATTTTGCATCCACTTCTCAAGTAAAGGATAAAAATCGTCTATAATTCTTAGTGTTTCAATGGATATCTTTCCACCGATGAACATATTAAGAGCTATGGGGTATTCATTTTCAGTAAATTCAAATATTGCACTGTGTTTAAGTTTGTTAACTTCAACATACGTCAGCATTGCAGCTAAGTCATCAACAAATACCTTTGTGATACTCTGTTTACGCTTCATCCACTCAGTATAATTGTCTTCAGCTTCTTGTCCTGCATAAATTGCAGTCTCATTACCATAAGCAAAGTTTGAAGTAAAGTACTGGATGATGTCTTTATCATCTGGATGCTTCACTGCAAGTTTCTCAAATATGTATCTGTCATTCCTAGCATTAAATGCTTCACGAGTACCACGAACATTACCTCTGTTCTCAAAGACATTAAATTTATCTGTGGTAAAGTGAAGTTTGATCGCTAGGTAATAACGATATGCTTTAAATCCGTCCACTTTTCAATTTCCTACATTCATTACGAACTTCAATAGGGAAGTCGGGTGATATCTCTGCCATTCTACAGTCATATACAATTGTACCATGAAGAGGGATGAGTGACAAAGATATTCCCATTATAATAATACCAATAACCCCAGCAAACCAAAAATTATACATCTAATTGTGCCTGTTTAGGTAAGTAATTCAAGTCACGAAAATTCATTTCGATCTTGTCCTTCAAAGACTTGTTGATCAATGATGAAACATCCTCTGGCTCTAGATAGTTGACTCTGCAATATTCTAGAACCGCATCCATATAAGTCATTTTAGTCTCACGTACTTTCTGCTCTATATGTAGAGAGAAATCATTAGCATTTTTAAACATCACAACTTCATTATCTAGTTTCATATTAAGCTACAGGCTTGTCTTCTGGACGTGGGTTATGAATCTCATGGTATTCATTAGCATCCAATATTTCTTTGATGCGTGCTTCTTCTTCTGCCTTTAAACGTGCTTCTTTTGCAGGGATAGTTTCAAACGCACCAGCAGCAATAGCATCTTCTTTAGCTTTTTTTTCTGCTGCCACTGCTTCTGCTTCTGCTTTAGCAGCTGCAATTTTAGTGTTAGCAGCATCATTTAACTCTGCTTTCTTAAGCCAATATTCTTGTTCTTTAATTGAACGAGAAACAATATCATATTCTTTTAATTTAGCCTTGTATAGTTTCCAAACAGGGGTATCAGTATTATCTGAATCCATCTGGTCTCCATATTGGTCTAAGAACATAGAGAAAAACTTGTCGAGTCTCATCTTAACACCAAGTAATTCTTGGTATTTTGTAATTTCAGCAGTTGTGGTCATTTAATTTCCTTATTGTTGTTGGAGTAATAGACACAGTTATTTATCTATTATACAGTATTTATTCTTGCAAGACAAGCACTATCCTCTACGCATTCTTGCAATATCCATGGCTTCTTCATCAGAAAAGATAGGAACAGCATTGGACTTATGCATTGTACCAATACCCTTAACCTTAGTGCCAGTGTAAACTGGGCTAGGTTTCTTGCTACAGTCATGATGCCCTGAATTCAAACTAGGATATTTAACTGTCTCTCGCTGATATGTCTTAGCTTTAGGTAGAGTTACATTAGATGAAATTTCCTTTACTGGATACTTCTTTAACATAGCTTCCCATTCAGCTTTCAACTCTCGTTGTTTAGCGTTAGGTTTAGACTTCTTTTTACTGGAATTCTTCACGTAAATAAACATATATCACCTAAGAAAAACATTAACACTTGATACATTTCGAATCACATCATTAGGAACTGTAAAGGTTACTGGAACTACCTGTTGCTTCTCGTCAATTAAAAGAGCAGGTTGGTTGTAACGAACATTGTAATTTCTAAATATCGAATTATTAATTGTCTCTCCAGCTGCAACATAACGATACATCTTCATGTCTAAGAATTGTTCGTACAGTACAACTTGTTCACCATTAACATCAGCCACTAAAGTTAGTTTGGGGTTTATTGGGAAAGTCATATCAACATTGATACTTGAACATTCGTTGCCAGAAAAACACACCATCATATTTTGATTTCGTGGTTGCTCAGGTTGCTTAGTTGCATTATATACACCAAGAGAAGCTAATGCACCTATTGGACCAAAGGCAGTCATCGAGTATGATATAGCTCCACCAGTAATTGTTTCACGAATATTGTTATTCGTATTACCTTTCTGGTTTACTACACTGGCAAATGCCTTCATATCACTTATCCATTTAGGTTGCCATGATAAAACTATATTAGTAGATATAGTCGTTTCATATCTTCCAATTTTATGGAAAGGTTGCATTGAATCAGCACGAATTGCAGTAGAGATATCATCTAAACGACGAACAACTCGCTCTCGCTTATCATAGTCTTCAAAATCAATATCCAGTGAAGTAGTATTACCTCGCTTCATAGAATTATTCTTTGGAACTACATCTGCAACAATCTCTACTTCATATCCCACAGGAGTGGAGTTTCTCGAAACAATTTTATATGTTTTGATCACTCCACCATTATACTGATCAATCTCTTCTGTGGCACGACCATTCCTAACTCGATTCTCACCGATGAGAAATGTACTAGCACCTTTCTCTAATGCTAGAGTCTTTGCATTTTCCAATGCAGAGTTATATGTTGCACCATAACCAGTCACACGTACTTCTTCAGCAGAAGCAATTGATGATATGATCAACAAAGACAGAAGAGTCTTTTTCATTAGAAACCATTCATTTGCGTACGAACCAAAGCTGCAGCATTGATGCTTTTCTTAGAGACCATCATAGTCACAGCAACCATATTTGAGTCACGATCAACAGTACGACTCGCAATGTAAGCACCACGTAGGATACCCTGCGAGTTATCGTTGATAGTCTCTGTCACTGATTGTGAGATTTTATTGGCACGATTACGTTCTTCTTGGCTGTACTGAGAGTGGTCTACTTCAGTATCGCTTCCGAACAATTCATCGGACTTGGTATCTTTATTTCGTTTACGATTCTCGCTACCATTAGATGACACGATGTCTTTCAATGCAGTCTTTGTAACATTCTCGACTGCTTTACCAGACTTAACATCGTTGTTCAAAAATTCAACTAGATTGCGTTTGGCACGCATAGTGGCTAACAAGAATGCGTCTTCACGTCCTTGGGCATGGTTGAAATTGATAGGTGCAGTACCAGATGTCTTGATTAACAACCACTCACCCTCATCTGAGAATTGTAGCTGTACTGTTCCAGCTGTTTCAAGAAATTCTGCTTCAGCTTTCTTGATATCTGGCTTCGACTCTAGTTTGTTTTCAATCTTAGTTACAGGGGCAGGTGCTTCTCTGGTAGAAGCACATCCAGTCACGAACAGTGCAAGCACCGCCATTGATATAATACCTTGTTTCATTTCACATTTTCCTTAATTACAATTTTCGCATTGTCTACTTGTCGATCTGCAAAATTAGCAAACTTGCTAAATCCCACAGTTGCGATAACTAGACCCAAAATAAACCCAATCACTAATTGCATAATAATTATACTCCATTCACGTTTAAAAGTCAAGCACTCAAACAACGAATCCAGTGGTATCTTTTTTAGCTTTACCCTTAGCCTTAAGACCAACAATAACACCCTTTGGATCCAAGAAACGCAAGTCAGTCTCATCACCATTGATGACTGGACGACCAAGGTAAGTCTCTGGAACATTGTGGAAAACCACTGCCACATTCATTCCATTAGAGATTGCAATACGAACATCCATGTCATTACCATCAGCTGCACTGAAAGTCAGATGATAGTTAGGGATGTGTGATACCTTGCGGTTATTGATTTTGGTGTAGTCGTAGAATTGCACTTGTGGAAACATCTGGAAAATATTGCGTCCTTCCAGAATCTCATACTTCTCCCATGACAAGTCACTGGTGCCATTAAGGCGAAACACTGGGATGAGATTTTGCTTCTCTGCTTTTTTGATGGTCTTGACGATATCGTTGAGTAATTCTGAAAAGAATGATGAACGATTCTCAAAAAAGTATTTGGTCTTACGGATACGTGCTTGCTGAATCACGTTAGTGGTCTCACCCTTCTTGAACATACCACCACGACCAGCAAGGTTCAAGCAGGCATCGGTACAACCCTTTGTGCGCTTTGGGCACACTTCTTTGCCAGACAAGTCTGCAGGTGCGAAGTGAAGTACAGAAGAAAGATATCCCAGCTTCTCACCTTTAAGTAACTTTGGATTGCCGACTGTTAGTAGACTCATTTCAAACCCTTTCTTAATCACGATAAGGTATATTATGCTCCATTAGTCAATTAAAGACAACAACTTTCTGGACACTCGTAAGTTGTTGATTTTACAAGGAAAAATAACCCCTAGACTAGAGGGGTTATTTCCTTACTTTGGGCGAGAGGCACTTCCATAGGCGATACAGATTGTATCCGTAGACCTAGAATACGCACATCTAACTGCGACTGGGTCAATACCCTTTACAATTGCAGACTCGATATTGCGTTCTAGTGATTTCAATTCATTGTAATTATAAAATGTGATAGATCCAACTACTGCAATTATAAGTGTTGTGATTGATACGATAACAGTTGTAGCTAAAGTAGTCTGACTCATTAGTGTTCCTTTTAGTTGAGGTCTTTAACTTCATCGCATAATCCTAGACTTTTTGCTTCTGATGCACTAAGCCACATATCTTGCGGTGGTAGTAATAACTCTTTAATTTTTGCTTCAGATAAACCACTACATTTTTTATAGTGAGCAATCATCTTCTTTGTAGTAAGATCAAATTGTTTAACTGTGGCAAACAACTCATGCTCTTTTCCAAACGCACCCCATGAATATTGATGCGATAGGATTGATGTATTTGGTGTAAGAAGTCGTGTTCCTTTAGTACCAGCAATAAAAATCATTAAACCAGCAGAAGCGATCTCGCCAAGACCAATCGTTCTAATTGGAATAGCAGAACCACGCATGGCATCAATGATAGCAAATGCTGCACTTAACTCACCTCCAGGAGATGTGATAACCAGATTTAACATATCTGGTCTTTCTTCCTGAAAGTTACATTCAAAAATCCATTCAACTGTTTGTTTTGCAGTTTGAAGGTTAATCTCTTCCATCAGCAAGAAGAATGAATGTTGGGCGTCCTCTGTTTCGTTCAACTGTAGATTTAGTTTCTTCATTAGATATTCCTCTTTCTGTATAAAATATATGTCTTCCAATTGTCACAGTTTTTTGTAGTTTCCATTTAGGATTAACATAATCTGCATGATAATATAGAGCACCCTTAGTAATGTCTTTTAACTTTTCATAGTTAGCGTAAACATACAACGCTGCTTCACGTGATAGCTCATACTGTTGTTTCTGCCTATCCGTAACTTTGTGTTCACATATCCATGTAAACTGACAGGTATAGTTAGTCTTTTGTTTAACTACACCGCAAATATTTTTAGGGAATCTCGGGTCTTGTACTCTATTTAGAGTGACAAAGGCTACTGCCATTCTACCCTGTTGTGTTTCATAACCAGCTTCATGATAAACATTGTCTGCTAGACAATCAATTTCTTTCTGCGTTTCTTTAGTTAGTTGGCTATAACTTATTTCAAGTATTCTGTTTGTCGTTGGTTTGTTGTTTGTGTTTACTACATTTATACAACTTACAACTGTCAGTATTATTAATAGTATTAACGAAAGTAATATTAGTATGCGGTTGTGCATATAATCTCCTTAATTAGTTAAAGAGAAGTGCAAAATGCACTTCTCCAATCCCGTATCAGGTTGACTTTTTGCTTATAGTCTTTGTATCTTGGGGGATGTTTGAAACGAAACCATTCAAGACCTGAGCCTTTGCAATGATATCATTTTCAGATGGGATAGCAGGGAATCCTGGGTGATCAGGAATCGTGCCTCCATTGAGTTTAGCAGATTCGACTTTCATATGCCAGTCGTTGCTAATTTGTTCACGCTTACCGTAGTATTCATCGTTAAGCATGTCTTTCGCCATTTTTAGTAGTTCAAGGCGAATCTCGAACGGTGTCAAATTACTCATGTGTTACTCCTTTTGTGTGTATGAGTTGTGTGTATGGTGATTTTGTAGGGTTCACCAACCCTCTGTATTATTTAGGTGATTCAGCTTTTTTCTTTGGTTTTGGCTTAGTGCCTTTTGGTGGTGGAGGACAATTACCTTTCTTGTCTTTCTTCACACAGTTTTGGTTTTCAGATGCTGGTTCTTTCTTGACATCAGCAGCATAACCAGCTGACATCAATGATAACGATACAATCAGTGCAGTCAATAACTTCATACGATCTCCTGTTAATAAAATGGTAGCTTATTCTGTTACGAGGAAAGCTACCGAAACCCTAAGCAGCGTTTAGGCTGCTAATGCGAACAGTTCGTCGTTTGCGTTTACGTTGTTTTAGTTTTAACACCTACTCTGGTGAGTTGTCCACTTCTGTACTATTTGCCCTGTCGAATACTGAGTACACCCCCATCAAAAGCACAGAAGTTCGTAGAACTTCGTCAAAGGAACCTGTCTCGAATATGCTCGCTAGTTGCGATCTGAAGCCAGCATATCGTCTATCTGCACTTTTGGTGGAGGTGAGGGGATTTGCACCCCTGTCCAGAACACATTTCTAGTTGCTTCAAACAAGCATATCACAATTATACA